AATGCGCCACCGTCTAACGGCCTCCACATAGACCCGCCACTTATTGCTGTTGCCCCTAAACGAAGACCAAGTCCAGCAGCGTTAGCCGAAGAACGTGTTCCTGTGTAAAACGCTAAAGACGGCCCAATTTTTGGGCCGCGATTTGCGGCAACGGAGGCTCCGCTGTTTACCAACTGCCACAAACCTAGCCCCTCCATGCCAAACCAGTAAGTCGTCTGAATCTTGTTGCGCGGGTTCGCCAACTCTCGGCCGACCAAATCCCGCGTCATCACACTGTCCGCACTGCTCGCCGTCTGATGCGGTGCGATGTTGCCCACGCCGTTTAGGGTGGCGTTGCCGTCGATGGTGACGTTGGTGGAGAAGGTGGCGGCGTTACTGACTCCGAGGGTTCCGGTGGCCGTGATGTTGCCGAATGTGACGGCGTTAGTTGTGCCGAGGCCGAGGTTGTCGCGGGTGGTTGCCGCATTTGTGCTGTTGAACATTGTGATGGGTTTTTCAAATCTGACACTGCCACCATTGCCCCCGTCTGTTGCGAAATATTCAACGCCGTCAGTGACAAAACTCAATCCGTCAATCCAATATGTGATGCTGTTGGTTATTTCACCGCTTTGAAGAAGCTCGACGGAATTGAATCTTACATTATTTGTTACCCCGAGGCCAACAGCCGTAGCCGCCGCCGCAGCATTGGTCGCCGTAAAAACCGAGTTGCCCACCGTGGTCCCGCCGAGGTTCGTGCGCGTTGCTGCTCGGGCATTGGTGGCGAATTGCAGAGAATTTGTGAAGGTCAGCGCGTTCGTTCCGCTGTAAACCACTTGCCCGTTCGTGGTGTTGTAGCCCAACGATTTGATCGCCTGCCCTGCGGCGGGTGCGGCAGCCAGGGCGGCGGCGAGGAGGAGGATTGAGAGGCGGAGTTTCATTGGGCTTTCAGTTATTTCGTCGCTGTCAAAATTCCATCGTTGTCCACCGTGATGGTGAAAAGGCTTGAGTCGGGAGCCAGGAGCTTGAATGAGGCGGCGGCAGTCACGGTTGGGACACCTTCGCCGCCACGGATGACGTCATTGTAAATGGTCGCGGATGTCGGCAGCGTAGAGGAGGTCGTGCTGCTTTCGGTCCATTCGATTTCTACTTTGGCCGAGATAGAGTCCTCGGTGTCTAAAGGAAACTCGGCGTTGAGGTTGCTGGTGTTTAGGTTGAGGTCGAATTGGTAAACCGTGGTCGCGCCTGTGCCTGTTTTGGTGAAGCCGGCGTCATTGGCTAAAAAGCTGCCGGCAAACGTCTTTTTGAGTCCCATCTGGCCCGTTGCCCCAGCTGCCAACTCGACCACCGTGCCGCCGCGAACGAACTGAACTTGGACAGGCACGATGTCGCGGCGCGTGAAAAATAGCGTGCTTACCCGCTGCAAAAGAACCGGGCTGACCACAAATTCGCGGGAATCCAAGTTGACGTAGACGCGCATCCTGTCTCTCGACCCTGTGTCAAAGGGTTAGCGGCTGGTGATTTCCCAGCAAAACGGCAAGTCAAGCGGCCCCAGCCGCTCCTCGTCGGGCGCGGCAGGGTCGTATTCGTGCGACGGCAAATTGAGAACGGCAGCCTCTCGGTGGCCGTGGCAGGGCGTGAACCCGTGGAACAGTCCCGCCGGGATGACCAAAAGCTGCGGGTGATCGGCGCAAAGAATGACGGTCTGGCTTTTGGACCCGTCATGGATGCCGACCTTGGCCGCCCCCGCGACACAATACCACCGATCCCATTGGCGGTGGTGGCGATGCCAGGCCTTGACTACGCCAGCCGAGGCCGTGGTGATGTAAGCCTGTCCAAACCCGTGTGGGTCATCGCTGGCGCGGTGGATCTCGGTGAGCCTCCCGCGCTCATCGAGGTGCGCGGTCAATGGTTTGAGTTGGGCTAACATGGGCATCCTAAAATGTTCCACCACGTCCGCTCTAGGATCTCCCCGCTTCGCTCGGTCTTGCGGGCTAAGGCTTGAACGTCTTTATACCATTGGAGGGGTCGCCCCCTGATAGCCTCACGGCTGGCCGCAAACTGTGCGCCGGGCTTCCACCAAACCTTTTGCAGATCAAGCTGACCTAACTGCTTCCAGAATTTGCCGCAAAACTCCGCTTCCCCACCGGCAGCGGTCGGGCTGTCAGTTTTTGGCAAGGTGCAGAAAGTGACAGATCCAAGCGCCTCAACCACCTCCTTAAAGTCATGGCAGTGGTCGTGCGGGTGTCCCTGCAAAAAAACAGTGACCTCGGCCAGTGTGTCGTATCGCCAGATGATGTGATTTAGCCACTGCTCGGCCTCGCGCCCTTTCGGGCAGTTTGCTGCATCCTTTTCGGCGTGTGCGCTAATTTCTTGGGTCGGATCAGGCTGCCGACTTAGCTCTGCCATTTCGCGGACGAAGGCCATGACAGCGCGCATACGGTCAAGTTGCGTGTAGAGGTCTTCGCCGTGGTGATGTTGCCCTCTGTTGATTTTGTTTGCGCTAGGCAGCGTAGGCTCCCCACATCTGTAAATCGTGGCCATAGGTCGCCAATGATCAGGCAGCCAGTCGATTCGTTCGCGGTGGGCGGCGATGACGATTTCCTTTTGCATAATTAGCAGGGCATCCAAGGTTGCTGTCGTTGGCGAAGATGGCCTCGGTATTCGCCTTCGGTTTCGTGATAGGCGCGGTGGTGGATTACCTCACCCTTGGCATCACGCTTCACATGGTCCGCCGCCGTGTGGGCAATGGCCGCGATCCGCAGGCCGGCGGGATGCCAGCGATGCCAGCAAAGGAAAAGGTCTTGCGTCCCTTTGCCGTCGTAACCCTCAAATGTGGCCAAGGCCAAGGCCCGCGCCGACATTAGGGTGCAGCCGAGACCACACCAATCAGACGGCACAATGGCCCCGCGACCAATGCCAGGGTAAGCAAAGTCCATCCAGCCCCTGCGCCTCCAGCCGTGCTTGGCCGTGACTTCAAACACGTTGCCGTCTGGCGGGCATTTGCGGACTCGCTCGCCCAGCCGCCCGAGGCGCTTGCCTTCCCGCTCGCCAATAGCTTTGTCCTGGCAGTCTTTCAGTCGGGCGCGGCAAGCCTCCAAGGCGCGGACGAGGCGAGGCGGCAGCTTGCGTTCTTTCTCGTTGAAGTCCTCGGCAATGGGATTTTGCGGCGTGCCGTTGCCGCCGAGGAAAAGCCCGTTTGGATAGGTCACGGCAGCGACTGAATAAAACGGGCTGCCGTCCTCGGTCGGCATGGCCAGCGCCCACTCGGCCACCCGCAGGGCATCAGGCGGGACAAGGTTGTCGGCCTCCACTGACCACAAAGCCGTGGCGCGGATCTTCCTGGCGGCGGCAAAGGCCGCGCCCTGAAGTGCAGCAATCCGCATTTGGGCGGGCTGCTTGTAGTCCTTGCCTTCTGGCCCACCATCATCGAGGGCCAAGGCAATGGCCTGGATGCGCCAGCCTTCGGGCAATTCGACCTTGGCAGCTTCAACGGCCTGCTTGGCCTCGTCACTCTGGTCTGTTGCCAGAACAAAATGGGCCTCGGCGTGGTGGCCGGCAGCGGCGGCGATGCGCCTTAAAAACTGGGGCCAGCAATGAAAATAGCTGCGCGTTGCATAAGTGGCTATGGCTAACACTCGGCAGAGTGGCGTGTGTCAAGCAGGGTCTGGCGGGTTCCTTGATTCAGTCCAAAAAATAGCGTCGGGCGCCGGACTGTTCCCATTGAATAGCCCGCCGCCCAAAAGGTGTGGTTCAAAAGTCAGATAGCTTACTGATGTGCTTTCTCCCTGGCCATATGAGGTGTCGTTTCCCAGATGGCTAATGCTTTCGCTGTTTTTCAGATCACTGTAAACGTATTCGGGCCGCACCCTGTCAACAACCGTCCAGCTTTCTGCAAAGACCCCGCCGCCCAAATGTGGCACAGCGTAAATATCGTCAAAAACTAACGCAGGTTGTCCCTCAACGCCAATAACAGTTGAGGCAGTGGTCGCCACAGTTCCATTAGTTGTTTTGTAAGTGATGCTTGGCAGGCTTAAGGTCAAACTTTGGTTTGTGGTGTTGATAATAGTAATTTGACCGCGAGTAAAAGAAGCGGTGTAGGGGTTTACTAAATAATCCAAATTGGTAGGAGTAGTTTGTGATCCCTTTTGCCCGTCAATGTCCCATGCAGTTTTGCCGTATCGAAATTGCGATGTGCTGGCAGGAAAGCCAGTGATTAAGGAAGCCACCCAAGACGGGGCAGCAAACCGATTGGCCTGCAAGGCTATGAGTGTTTCATCATACAACTTTTGCGTTTCTGAGAGTGTTGAATTGGCAAACGTGTCGCCGGGGTCTTCGCTATAAAATTGCGTGTATGTGTAATTAACTGGCGTTGATTGTGTCTGCACGGTTGAAACCGTGTAAGAATGTTCAACCACGCTTGACTGACCGTCAGGGCCGTATTGAGTGATATTTCTTGTTAGCTCTGTCTCTTCGGCCACAGTTTCGCTTGAGCTTGCTGCGCTCAAATCAATGGCCGGCGAGGCTTGACCAGCCAAAGTAACCAATCCTGTGACCGCACCTCTTGTCACGGTTTCTTTGAATGGCAAAACGGTAATTCGGGTTTCCGTTGTCGCTAGGGGTCGAGCGGCTTTTGCTGTTGGTTCGTAAGAAGCGGGATTTGATATTTTGTAAAAAACCTCATTTCCCTCGGCTTGGTAAATCGTGGCACGAGAAACGCCGCTGGTCGTAACGGAAAGCGTTGTTGTGGTGTCTGCGGTTTCTTCAGTGGACTGCGATAAAAAAAACCAATATGTCGGAGTAGCTTGTGTTGTGGTTGCAATAGTGGCCTCTCCTTGCACCGTCTCGGTTATGAGAATGCCGCCGCTTTGTGAGGCGGTCACGGCATTGCTCGGAACGGCAGTGCCTGATTGGATGGACCCAAATTTGCTGGCTGAAAAAGTAGTTATTGTTGATGTGACCTGATGCTCTGTGCCGTATATGCGGAGTCCGCTAGCTGTGGTCAGCTTTGGGTAACTTTCAGAGGTTGTTGGCGGCTGATATTGGCCAGAAAAGTAATATGTCGTCCAAGTGAACGCTTGTGTCTCCCCAAACCTTGAGTTGTAAGCTCCCTGCACATCATGCAGCAAGGTTTGGAAAGTTGCCGTTTGATTAGCAGATCGAATTGTTGCCCTGCTGTTTATGCCTGATCCGCTTTCGCTTTCCGTAACGGAATTTGTAACTGAGCCAAAGAAAGGGTTTACACCACTTGTGGAACCGTTCCTTGTTCGCGTTAAAGAACCGGTCTGCAGCGTGTGCGAGGAAAAGTAGCTTGTCGTTTCAATCCCTGTTGTAACGATTGTCCAGCTAATCATGGCGCGAGAACGTAATACAAGTTGTAGAGAGATTCGCCCGGGGCAACATTGGTCCGCGCTTCTTGAAACCAGATTTTGGGACTTAGGGTGATGTTTCCTGCTGCTATTGTTCGCAGCGCCCCGCCTTGTGAAAATATTCCAAACACTACGTTTACGATCGACGGGACGGCAAACAACTCGGGTTGCTGGGATTCTGGCGGGCTTGTTGGAAATTTTATCTCGACGCTGGTAATGGCTTTTCCGTCAGTAGAAACCTCGGCAACTGCGTAATAGTCCTGGTCTCCTTGCAGCGTAAACTCCTCGTCCCAGTTAGTTGGCAAAAAGTCTGACAGCGTCCCCGGGCGAACACGCACCAGATAGGGCGGGTTGGCGTCCTCGGGATCTGCGTCGGGGTCTACGCGGGCTTGCAAGTCCCAGGGTTGGGTGGTGGCGGGTGTGCTGCTGGCTTGCGGCAAGGACGCGGCTAGCCCAATGTATGTGCCCGTGCCGTCCTGCCGCACCGTAATGCCGCGCTCGCCCTTGGGCTTGTTGCGGCGGATCTCGGTGAGGATAGCGTTAAGGCGCTCCGATCCTAGCTCTTTGATTAAAGGGCGGCCTGGCGTGAACCGTATTGAGTCAAACTGCGGCATAGATTACTCGTATCCATACAGAACTTCAACATCGTCCCACTCGCTAAAGTTTAAGGTGTATTCCCTAGTCACTTCGTAACGACCACCAATGGGCGTTGCCGTAATTGCCGTGTTAATCCAAAATGTTCCAGTTGGAGCATTTAGCTCTGGCGGGTCAGCAACCCTTGCAATCTGGCTTAAATCTGGCAATTCTGTTTCGACTTCCGTTATTCTTCCGACAACTGCTGGCACTAATACATACTCAACTTTTTTCCGCAGGAAATTGTAGAGCAGTTGCTGTTTTTCGTCGGCAAATGTTTTCCACTGATCGGCCACTTTGTTTTCAAGTGCCGTGTCCACTTCGGCAAGTTCAGTTTCTGTAAGATCTTTAAATGCAGGATGTGTTTGGATTGGTGATTGGATAGTTCCGCCTGTGAGTTCAACCCGTTTGCCGTATTGGCCAAATCCCGAGTAGCTTGCGCCGCCGGCCCCTGCTTGGCTGTATTCAAGCACTCCGCGAACAATGCCGCCCGGTTCTTCAGTTATGGTTGAATTTGTTAGAGGATATCCCGACTCAGTAGCCGGAACTTGTATCTCCCCGTCAGTAGAGACGACAACCTTTCGGATAATTTGCCTGTCTCCGCTGTCGATAAATCCGCCGCCTGTTGTTTCAAACTGTGCCATGATTAAAACTCCGTTTTCATAAGTAGGACGCTGTCTTTTTTAAGTAGTTGCCCAATTTCTTTGACAAAATTGCCCACGTTCTTGATTTCTGCTGCGGGGTCTGATTTAGTCCGAGAATCGTAAAACTGATCTGAGGCAAATCCAACTTTCTGGAGTGAAGACGCGCCAAACGATCCTAATTGCATTTTAGTCCCCTGCTGCTCCCGCAGAGCGGCGGCAGCAGCAGCAAAGTTGGCGGCATACTCAAAGTTTTCTGTCGCCTCAAGGCCCTTGGCCATGTCTTGCGCTTGGAGAATTGACTCCTCGGCGGCATTGTCTCCTGTCGCCCTAGCCTCAAGCAGCCTAGTGTTTAGATTAAACTCGTCGGCCCTTTGCTTTTTGCGGTCTGCCTCTTTTTGTATGCGATCTGCCTCTTTAGCTTTTTGGTCGGCGTCTTTGCGGGCGCTTTCTCTTTCACGTTCCAGCTCCTCGATGCCCTCAAAGCTGCCAGGCCCGAGCTGCTTGCCAATGACGTTGCCCTGGCGTGTGCCAGACTCCAATTTCTGCTGACGCTCTTTTTCGCGGGTGATTTCTTTTTCGGCTTCTAGGCGCTTTTGGGCTGCTTCTGCTGCATCTTCTGCTGCAATAACAGCCTCAAACTCAGCCATTAGCTGTGCGGAATTTTGAGGGCTAACTTTTCTGGCCTCTAGAGCGCGCTCTAAAGCGTTGCGGCGCTCTCTGACTTCTTGCTCTCTTTGAGCTGCGGCAACTTTTTCGGGATCTCCCCCAGCAGCAGCCATTTCCTCCGCTTGGGATCGCTGAAGCATTAAAGACGCTTGTAGGGCCTGCAAAGACTGGCTCTCTTGAGCTTTTTGATCGTTTTTAAGCAGTTCGGAAACTGAAGTTCCACCCACTAATCCAGTGTATGCGTCAGCAATACGTCCAAGTAATTGCGACGGTCTGCCGCTAAAAGCGTTGGCCAGTGCCGTGCCAACTCCCTTACCTAGTTTTTCATCAATAATCTTGCCAGTTTGATCGGCTTGATCTCGCAAATTTTCAAATGACGAAATAGCCCCGCTAAGAGTGGTTTGGCTTCCTGCTTCTGCCAGAGATTCTGCGAACCGTTCTTGAACTTGTGTGGCAGCAACAACCGCGCTGCTCAAGGTATCAAAAGCAGAGGCAATGGCCTTGCCAACCGTAGCTGCTACACCGATCAAAATTGCAAACCGCCCGATTACCCCGCCGATGCCCCCGGCAAACTCTTGCGGAACTGATGGGTCAAACGCCTCTTGGGCTGATTGACGAACCTTCTTCAGCTCCTCCTGCATCTGGCGAAGCGGCTCAAGGCCATAGTCGCCAATGTCTATCTTGAAGGTCGGAGCCACCCGCTCTTGCATAGGCTGCCGAGCCGGCATCTGCATGGCCGCCTGCATTTCCTTCTGCGCTTGCCCAGCAAATTGACGCACCTCGGCCAGCGAGGCTTGCAGACCTGTCTGCACCTCGTTCTGGGCTGTGATTTTTACTTTTACTTCAGCCATTGCCTTCGCTTTTACCCTCGATGTCAGACGCTTCGGCCTGCTGCGCTTTGAGCTTTTGCCGCAGGATGGCTACCCGCTCGGAGTCCGTTACAATGTCCAAGCGCGAACCGCTTTCCGTTTCGTAGCCGGCGGCCTCATACCAGGAGGCAATACCCACTGGCGTCTGCCATGCCTCGCGCTCGCTCATGCCGAGGCGCATCAGGCGCACGGCAGTTGCAATCTGGTGCGGGATGCGCGACGGCTCGGCGCGGCTTTCGCCTGCCTTGGGCGCTTTTGTCCAAAGCTGCGGTGGCGTGCAGTAATCATCAACAAAGACCTTCCAGCGGGCAACCTCGCGCTCAAAATCGGCATTGCGTGTACGGTAGCGCCACCACAAATTGCTCGGCCCCCCAAGACGCAGGGCAGACAGCGGAGGGTTGGCGCAGATCCACGCGGCCACGCGCAGTTCCTCGGGCGTTCCAAGGCGTCCGTGGTAGAAAGGATTGCCGAGGCTTTCTAAGACAAAGGCATGGCCCAAGGAAAGCGGGCGCATGGCGAGGCCATAGACCTTGTGACTTGCGTTTAAGAACGCTTCTGCGGCCAGGCTATCCATAGCCCGTGGCGGTTACGATCCAGCAAAGGCAACCGTGGTGACGGTATCGCGGAAATAGTCCGTGTTGCTGATTCGGCGCTCAACGCGGATGGTCGAGCTTGAGGAATGGTCGCCGGTGGTCAAGGTCGATCCTGCCACCGTAGCCGTGTTGATGGCCGTGCCACGGACGTTCGTCTTGACCACATCGCCCGCAGTTTCGGCCTTTTCCGCGCTCAAGGTTACAAAGGTCACGCCATCAAGGGTGAAGCTAGAGCCAGTAAAGTCGCCAAGCACCTGGGCAGACGCTTCGGCCCGGGGGTTGTAGAAGCGTATGGCCGGGGGCGCAGTGCTGGCCGTGCCGCTTTCAATTAGCTGCTCGTCCACCTGTGCCGTAATGGTGGCGTTCAGAACGTCCAGCGCGCCGATTGAACCCGCGCCAAAGGTCGTTCCTACAGTCTCGGTGGCCGTCTCGGTGCGGACATACTTAGAAAGAATGGTCGTTGTTACGCCGTTTTTGTCCTGGACAAGCAGTTTCTCAAAGGTTTTGGAGGTGGACTTACTAAAAGCCCCAGAAACGCCGTAGACGATAGCCATGCCCTCGCGGGCGGTGTCAACTTCCCTAGTTCACTTGCGCCCAAAGCGTCAGGGCCAGCACATCAGAAATGCGGTTGCTGTCCGTGTCGTTGGTGTGCGCGCCCTCAATGACGCCAGCCACGGTGACGTTGGCGCTCGTGAAGTCCTGCGTGGTCAGAAGGCGCAGGGTGTCCTGCACCTGACGCACGGCGGCAACGTGGCCCGTGGAGTCGGCTCCATTTGTGATGACGTGGACTGTGGCCTGGGCTTGGTAGCGGGCCAACTGCGGGAAAGGCTTTGAGGCCGAGAGGCAAGCCGCGACAATGCGGGAGCCGGCGGCAGGGGCCTCGTTGTAGTAGGGCTGGATGGAATACTCGGCGGTCACGGCCTCGGGCAGTTCGGCCATCAGGTGCGCGCTCAGAATCTGCTCGACCTCATGGCGCAGGCTGAAGTCCTGCGGGTCGGCGTTGGTCGGCCCTGTCGGCGTGGTCCCGATGCGGTCGCCGGCCACGGCAGACAGGCGGAAGCTGTCGGCTTGGTGGTTGGCCGAAGTCTCGCTGGCCAACTCGGATAGGGACCAGCCAAAGAGGGTGTAGTCGCTTTGCGCGGCGTTGATCGCGGCCAGGCTTACGTTCGTGTTGGTATCGTCAAGTAACGCGGCCAAAGCCCCCACCCTGTTTTTGTGGGCGGTTTGCCAGCCGCTTTCATTGCTTGCGGAGCTGACCACCGAAATGTCCACGTTGATGCGAGAGCCCTGTCTAGCGCCGCCCTCCAAGACCTCGCTAGAGTTGGCCTGCACAATAACGGCAGGGTAAGTAAGCGACTCGGATGGGACGCCGCTACGGATGGACGCCCCGGCCAAGGACGTTCCGCTTACGCCCGAGGTGATCCAATCGGCAAAGCTGGCCTCTATTTCGCGGTTAATCATGCCGCTTTGGCCACCTTGCCAACCCGTTTTTCAAACTCGGCTAGGATGTTTTCTTTGCGGAGGTTGAGAAGGAATTGAATGCTGCCCTTGTTGATCTTGGTCGAAGCAACAGGCGTCTCGTTGGTCAGCTCAACGAACATATTGTAGGGGTCGCCGTCGCTTACGCGGCCCTTGCCCATAGCGCGGTCCACGTTGTTCCTGACAAAACGCGGGACGCTCACCCCAAGATTGGCTTGGTCTGCTGCCCTGGCCCACCCGGCTTTGAGCAAGCCGACTCTTTTGATGGTGTCGGTCACATATTGATTGTAGGCCGTTTTCTTTAGAACAATCTGCGCCCACTGTGGCCGTCCTACTTTGCCCCGAGAACCACGGCGGCCTTGGTGCAGCATTCGGCTTGGTTCGTCGGCAATGTGTTCAATGCGGCCAAGGCGCGGGTCAGAAAAAACGCTGGCCTGCCGTGTCTGTGAGTAGGCTTTAACTGGTTTGCCGTTGCGGACGTAGCCCTTGACCTGAATGGACGTTTCCGCCTGGCCGTTAACAAAGTCTTTAGCCTTTTGCAGCTCGCCGTTACGGATGTAGCGATTAAAGGCTGTCTTGTCGCCGCGCTTGCCGTTTTGGCCGAGGATGGCCACAATAGTGCCGCGCTGGGCGAACACTTTGCCAATGTCTCGGGCCACGGCAAAATCGCCAATGGCCTTTGCGCTGTCGCCATCGCCCTGTGGCGCGGTGATGGAAACCAAGCCGAAGCCACTATCACCGGCCACCAAAAGACGCCCCTGGCGGCGCATTTCAAGCGACACCTCTTTCTTGGTGGCGTTGACGAACTTCGGCACAAACTCGCGCAGCTCATCAAGGCTGATGGTCAAATTGATTGCGGCCATAAGCCCCCTACTCTGCCAGCCCGCCAGCGGTGATCTCGACAATGGCAGGGTCGCGGTTCACGGCCAGCACTTGCAGATCCTGATTGCGTACGGTGATGCGGCTCCAAATGGTCGGGACGGCATTGGTCACGCTGCCAAAGCTGGGCAAGAACGCGCTCGCAGGAAGCCCCACTTGCACGCTGCGGATCTGCCGCACGCCGCCCTCGGCCAACTCGTCGCGCTCATCGAGGCTGCCGACAATGGCGCGGTAGGCAATGTCGCCAATCGTCACTACCTCGCCGCCAAGGTCAGTGATCGCGCCTATGCCAAGGACGTGCGCTGTATCTAGTTGCGTGGCCATGCCCTATGGCTTGGAGTCAAAGGCGTCGGGGTTCCTGCGCTTGAAGACTTCAGCCCCGAATTTGTAGGCATCGTTGGAGTTTTCCACGTCGTAAATGGCGTCTGTCGGAATTTTGGGATCAAAGGCCGGGTGGTTGTGGAGAAACACAATGTCGGTGTCTAAGACGATGCCCGCCTTGCGGACGCGGTGGGAAAACTCGGTGTCGCTGTATATACCGTGGTAATCACCCGACAGGATGCCTCCACCGTTGCCGAGCCATCCGAGGGTTGGCCGCGTGCAAATGAAGGTGACCATGAGGCCGTCTGTTCGGTGGCCGTCTTTTACGCCCAGAACTTTGGGTCGCTTAAGGTGCGGTTCCAAGGCCTGCCAGACCAGCTCGTCCCAAAAGAGCGGCGGCTCGATGTCATCCTGCGCGGTCACGATGATGTGGCCCGTGGAGGCTTTGACTGCTGCGTTGTAATTTTGCACGGCATTGCCGCCGACTTGATCCATGAGGCCGGCGGGCGAAAGTGCGTGCTTGAAGCGTCCCAAAATGTCCCGCGTCTCGTCATCGTCTTCGGCAAATGCAAAGATGTATTCCACGCTTTGTGGGTCTTTGGCCGCTTCCAGCCACTTCTTGCGCGTTTCGGCAGCTTGCAACGGACGGCCTCGGGTGGGATGGCAAACGCTGATCTTGCCCCCGCATTTTTTGAACCACTCCAGCTCAAATGAATCTGCGCGCTTGGTGTCTCCGTTGGCCCGCAGGGTGCAGGCGTATAGCCCAACGCCGCCAAACCCATAGACCACCGGGCGGTGAGTCCACGGCACAATCTCTGGCACAGGCAGGGCCATAAAAGCCCTGGCATAAGACAAGGCGTCTTGCTCCTCGTTGTTGTCTAGGCTGGTGGCGGCGAGCTGCGCTAGGGCTTCCCTGCGCCAAGGGCTGACCTTGTAGGCCTCATGCAAGAGCGACTTTTTGGGCGCAAAGGCCTGCGTCCGCATGGCCAGTTGCAAATACAATTCGTAGCGTTCGTCACCCGAAAGCGACTCATGCTTGAGCGCCTCGATGGCCAGCTCCATGCCCCGGGCATCGTCCTTCATGCCGAAATGCTCCAGGCTGCCGTAGAAAAGCCAGCGCGGGTCTTTTTCCCAGCCGGGTTGGCTGGACAAGATGCGCCAGTTGCGGGCGTTGCCGGCCTTCTCGGCGGCCATGTCTTTCTTCTCGTCAGGGGCGTGGACAATGCGGGCGTCCTCCCAGCGCACTTGGCCCTCTCCCGACTTGTCGAATGGTTTTAGGTGTTCGTGGACCGCGCCCTCCCAGCGTGCCGTCCCTGCTCGCCAGATCCGTTCGCGCAGGAGGTTAAGGCCGTTGTTGGTCAACCGATAGGGAATCATGGCCAAGGTGGTCGTGGTGGCCGTCTCGGACAGGTGCTGGCGGATGATGTCGCAGGACTCCTGCTCAATAATATCGTCCGTGTCGGCCCACATCAGCCACTGGTGGCCGTCAGCCTCGGCCATATCGGTGGCCATTTGCCGGGCGGCGGCGAAGTTGTCTACATGATCCCAGAATTGGAATGCCTCGGCGTTTTTGTATTCGCCGGTCTTGCAACCCATCTCGGCGGCGATGTCCAGCGTCTTGTCTGGGTCGCGGGAGCCGCAGGCGCGCACGATGTAAATGTGCGGCGTGAGTTGTTGGAAGGATTCAATAAACCGCCGGATGTAGCTTTCGCAGTTGCCCGCAATCGCCACCAGCGCCAACGAAGGCTGTGTGTGTTCCATGCGCTCGCGGGCAGCTTGTCAACAAAAGCAAAACCCCCGGCATAGCCGGGGGTCTGCTGAACACACGAACCAGAACCAATATTTAGCCCTTCTTGGCGAGGATCTTCAGACCCGCCGTGATGCCGTAGGTGAATCCGCCCACCACCTCGAAGTTGAGGAAGTGCGTGCCATTTGCAGTGTTGTAATGGCGGCGATATCCCAGACCAATGCCGCTGACGGGATCAACGATGGTGCGGGCCTCAAGATACTCTGAAGGAGCCTGCGGCTGAAGGGTGCGGATCGCCACGGCGATAGCCGAGGGATGCACCGCGAAGCCTGCGAGGGTGATGCTTGCGCCCACGCCAGTGGCGGGGATCAGCGTGCTCTCGTAGACGTTCATACCGGCCAGACGGCGAACCACGCCCTCGCGCACACCTTCGGGGCCGAAGTTGAGGTTAGCGAGGATGTTGGTGCTATCGGAGAGGAGAGCGTCGTAGGCTTCCGGCTCCAAGAACAACGCGCGGTCGTTCTGGGGAGCTTTGGCCTTGGTGAGTTCCAAGCGGGCCTTGCGAACGTCGGCCATCGAGAAGGAGGCCGAGGTGAACGAGGCAACCGCCGCGCCGAAGTTGCCCGTGGTGATGAGGCCCCAAGCGGCGCCGATGAAGGCTTGCGCCACCGCGCGGCCCTGCTCTGCGCCGATGTCGGCCAGCATTTGCGGGGTGAGTGCGGAGGACTTGCTCCACTGCGTGTCGGTGAAATCCACCGTGCTGAGATAGTGCTTGTCGATGGTGACCTCACGAGCGGTGAGGGTAACGTCTCCGTCCGCACCTTCGTAGGTGTTGTTGAACGTGGAGGCGGTGATCGAGGAGATGAGCGGGATGCTCACCACTTCGCCCTTGCGCGCGGCTTCGGCGTTGTAGTTCACGCTGAAAGCGTTCAGCGGGTGGAGGGAATCAACGAACGCCTTGAGCGCCGCTGACGAGATGATGTCGTCGTTTAGACCAGTGATGGAGGCCATGATGTTTTACTTGTTGGATTTGAGTTTGCTGATGAGGGAAAAGTCGCGGGCTTCAAGAGCCTTGCGAACGATTTCAAATTTGGTGGCGCGGTCGCCGGCGGCGTAAGCGTCTTCGACTGAAACGGCGGAACCGTTGCCGGTGATGGCGTTGTCGCCGCGAGCGGCGAGTTCAACCTCAAGGGCGGAAAGCTTGCTCATGGCCGCATCCAGCTTGGCCGACATTTCCGAATTAACGGGAGCGGCGGCAACGGGGGCGGGTGTTTCGTCTTGGGAAGCGGCAATGCCGTCCACGGTGGACTTGAGGTCGGCAACCGAAGCGGTCAACGCTTCGATGGCGGCTTGCGCGTCGAACTCAACTTTAGCGACAGAAGTATTTTCGGTCATGCCCACTGCGGCGGTGTCAACTTTAGGCGCGGCTTCGGGTTCTGAAGCGGCTCTGAAAACGCCATTCTTGTTGGCTGCCGGGCGGCTAACCAGATCCACGCTGACCAGCTCGGACACTCTGGCGAAACGCTTGCCGTCCTGCTCGTCGGGCTGCCCGCTAAAAGTCATGCTGAAGCCCACGCGATTGGGTGCTTTGTTCAGAATCTCCGAGTAGAAAGCCGCCTGCGGATGAGATCCAAGCAGATCAAGGTCGGCGCGGAGCTGGTCTTCAACGATGCGGAAGTTCGACAGAAAGCCGATCAGGGAATCAATGGACTCGTCGTGATCAACGAACACTTTGACCGGGCTGCCCACCTTGCCGGCCTCCTCGGCCTGTAAGAGAGTCACACCATCAACCATCATGCTGTGGCCGAGCGCAGGGCCGACCGTTGCCACGCTGATGCCGCCAAAATTAAGCGAGTCCATACTCGCTTGCCCTCATGTCAAGGGGTGAGCGCGGTTTCTGGCTTCTTGCGCCTGTAAATGCGCTTCTTTTTGCGGGCGCGGGCGGAGAACTCGGAAGCTGTTTGCTGCTGAGAAAATTGTTTTTGCAGGATAAAGTTTTCTCCTTTTTTTGTAATTTGCGCTTGGAATATGCGAAAAACTCCATCTTCGCCCCTGTCTTCGGAAGACACCTGCTTAATTGTCGCCAAGCCACGCCTCTCAAGGGATTTCCAAACTCCAACCGCTTCTATTTGTGCAAAAGATTGCGTTGTTACACCTTTTTTGCCCATTGCCTTTGATGCATACAAAACTTCCAAATATGCAGTTCTTCCGCTTCCTTTTTTAAAAGATTGGCTCCATTGAATAAACGGATAAGTTTCGGCGTTTTGCAAAGCAAAACCGCCATTTTTAGTTTCAAAAATATCCATATAGTCCGAAGAATCTCGGCCGCCATAATTTTTTGATTCGTTTTCTTTCCACAAAGACTTCGGATCTTTCGACACTCTTGGGTCAGGTTTTGCTAAATCGTCCACGCCGTTGCCACCCTTAGCACAGTCATTCCCAGGCTTAAAGCCTCCCGCACCCGTCCCGCAGTCCAGCTTGGCAATAAGCTGCGAAAACTCAGCCGCAGGCATGACAACTTCTGGCTGGGCGATGTCTGGGATGATTTCTTCCTGCGGTTGCGCCTGCTCGACGCCGATCATTACGCCAAGGCCGGCAGCAAACTCGCGCTCGGCAGCAATCTCGGCCACGGCCTCTTTCCAATCAATGCCCTGCTCGCCAAAGTAGTCCGAGAGGGTCATCAAGCCCGCCTTCACGTCATCACGGCGAGCGGTGGCCTCGCGGCCTACGTCCACTGTGATGGAGCGCGGGGTCTGCCACCCGACTTGCTGCCAGCCAGCCACCATTGGCAACTCGCGGCGAGAAATGGCGCGGGCGATCGCATAGCGCCAGAGCTTCGACAGAAAGGCGTTAACCAGAACATCCTGGCGTGCGGCAAAGCATCTTGCGGCTTTTTGGATGATGAAACGCTGCGCCACGCCACCGATAGCCGAAGTGTCCCAAACAAACTCGTAAGGCAGCCCGAGGCCAATGGCCGCTGCGCGGATGTATTGCTCCAGGTGCTTGTCGAGCTTCTCATTTGGGCGATTCATCACGAAAGACTGAATGTCCTCCGTGGACTTCATGCGTGGAACTAGCCCGCCGCCAAAAATGGTTTCCCTAGTCAAGTTGCCGCTACTGTCTTTGCTGAAGTCGCCAAGGAATCCTTCCGCGCCGATGTTGCCCGTGGCGTTTTTGATCACTAGGCCAATGCTGCTTCCGGCCTTGGCAGCCATCATTTCAAAGCGGAGCAGCTCGTCACGGTCCAAGACGCTGTTAAGGGCCACGCCGATCGCAGGATAGCCGCGCACCTGGTCGGAGCGTTCTGGCTCGTAGACGTGCAGCATTACGTCGGCCTTGATCTCCCTATGTCGGCGCGGATATTCGTCGCCTTCTCCGATAAAGTAGCCAAGCGGACGCTGGAACTTGTCCAGTTTCACGCCGTCGACCACCCCGGCGTTGCCAGCCGCCGTGTCGGGCGACTCGATGCGGTGGGACTCCACGATCTGCACGGCAGGAGCGCCGTCTGACTTAGCCGTAAGGACGGCAAAGATTTCCCCATCACGGTCAATGGCCTCGGAAACCAGCATCTGAAGCGAGCGCATATCGTGCCGCCCGCTGATCTCGGGCGAGCGCGCCCAATTCTCCCACCATTGCTCGGCGGCATCGTCCCAGGCTTGGTCGCCAGACATGGCTTGCGGGCGGATGCCAATGCCGCTGCCGACCGAATACATGGCCTTATCGCGCACCGCGCCCCTGACTATCGCGTTGTTGTAGAAACACTTGCGCGATAATGCCATGAGGCGGGTGCGGTCATAGGAGGAAAGGTCAACTTTGGAGTCCTGCGCCTGCGCGTAAACCCACCCGCGCTCCTCGCTGCGATGGTTGACCGCCTCGATCATGCGCGAAAAGCCAAAGGCAGCGGCCACGCGGTCAACAAATTTGGTCGGCTTGGTCTTCATGTGCGGTTCGGAAAGCGCATTTGCGTAACGCGGGAATTTCCAATCGTGCCGGCGTTGATGGCCAAAGCGGTTTCGATTAGACCCAGCATATCCCAGCAGGAATAGGTTTGCTGAAGTGTGACGCTGCGCCCGCCCACGCTGGAGCTGACCACAAATGCCTGGCTGGCCCCGCCAGAAAGGATTTGCGCTTTGCAGGACGCCTTGAGCTGCGACAACTCGGCGGCGGAAAATACCTCAGATAAAATGGCGGCGTCCGTCACGCTCAAGGCCTTTGTGTCAAGGCGCAGGCTGGGCTGCCGAATACTGGGACATGATGGAATCAATAAGCACCAAGCCCATCTTTTCGCAGTCGGCCAAGTGGTTTGGCCCCAAGCGCGCCCACTTGGCCACGCCTTCTTTTTCAATCAACGCCTCCCCTTGCAACTGGCTGACGTAATCCTTGGCTATGTCCCTGGGCAGATACCACTTGCCGCGCCCATCGCGGAGAACGTCGTGGTAAAGCCGGGCCTGCCAAAACTCGGCGTCGAACTGGAGCATCCAGATATTGTGGCCAGCCCCCAAAATTTGCTGGAACTTCCACGGCTCGCGCAGTCCTTGGCTCACCGTGCGCCCCTTGGCCGCGCAAAATAGGCCACCAGACCTTGCCACGAAGTCGTAGACGCCCGCCGGGGTCTTGGCCGCGTAGCCCGAATCCACCACTCCCTTAAAGCATTTGTAGTGGCGAAACTTTTCCATGATCAAGTCCCAGCCGATTGCGGCCCCGTAATCCACAAGGTAACTGCTTCCGTCTTCGTGCAGCTCGCGAATGATCCACCACAGTTCGGTCTGTTGAACGTCCACTGACATGATGCGGCCCAGCAGCTTGCCCTCGGGCGGCTCCCCGATGGTGTATCGCGGCGAGGCGTCCACTCGCTCGCGGATCATGGCCGTGGTGATAAGCGAACCGGCAGCTTTCCACGGCAGGGCCAATTCGCGGTTGTAAAAATCTTGCAGGCCTCCCGGGGTTTCGCGGTCTTGCAGAAACTTAACGGCCAAGTCCGACCACTTGCGCCACGGAGCGTAGAGCGACGAAAGGTGATAGCTACGCCGCCCTGGCTCGGCGGCTAGGTCAGTCGCCCGCCACTCGCCACGGTCCAACATCTGCGCCTTGTCGGCCTCGGTGTGGGCGTGGTTGCAAGCAGGGCAATGGCATCGCGCTGTTTCGGCAACTAGCTCCATGTTCCACGCGGAATCCTGCTTGGCCTCCTGCGACCATTTGATTGTCTCCCACTCCATGACGAACGCCTCGCCGCAGCCGGCGCATGGCACAAAGTATTTGCGCTGGTCGCCCTTAAGCCATTCCTCCCAGATCGCCCCGTCCTCGTAGGTCGGGGTCGAGGTGGTGATGATGATGTGCTGCGGGTAAGTTGCCACGCGGGCCTCGGCTAACTGCAAGGGCGCGGACTCTTTGCCTCCTTTGGCTGGGAACTTGTCTAGCTCGTCCATGCAAAGCGCGGCAATCGAGCGCGAGGAAAGCGAGGCCGGCGAGTTGCTGCCTGTAAACCACACGCTCATGCGGTCGAAGTGCTGCTCAAGCAATCGGTATTTGTCAGGGTCGGGTTCCTTGTGTCGGGCCAGGGTAGGGTTCTGGTCAATTAAGGGCATCCACCGCGTTTCGGAGAATGACCTGGCCAAATGCGTGGACGGCATGACCCAAAGACAGGGCGCGGGGTCGTTATCCAGCTTGTAAGCCATGCCCACGATGATGGCCGTGGTCTTCGATGTCTGCGCGCCCCATACCAAGGCCAGCCGGCGCACGCGGTCATCAGCAAAGCATTCAAGAACCTCGCGCACATACGGCGTGCGGGACGTGAGGTAGCTGCCGGGCTTGTTGGTGATTCTCTCCGACAGCTTCAGATTGCCCTCAGCCCACTCTACCACCCCGAGCTTGGGCGGCTCAAGGGTCACTGCCCTTGCCTCACCCCAGGCAAAGTCTAGGCCGTTGCGGTCGCCTCGCTCAAGGAGCTGGGCAATGTCCCCAGATGCTTCTTCATCAGATCCGTGGCCTGCCGCCCCCAGGGGAACGTCGAGAAATCCTGTCTCAGTGCCGACACTAGCGAACGAATCGCTGCCACCGTCTCCTGTTTGTTCAGCGTGGCATTCTTCATCGCCAGAAATGCCGCCAACTCCTGCTCGGCCTGCGCTGCCGCCTTGCGACTGTCGCGCCACGCCCCGGCTAACTCGGCCACGGCCCTGCTGTTCATGTCTTGGCTGTTCGCCGCCGCCTTCCAAAGTTCGTAATGGCGAATCTCCCCCTCGGCGGCTCGGTCGAGCCTTGGCCTTGCCCCCATCGCTAGGTTTTCCGAGGCGACCAACCCGCTGATTCTTGCCCCTTTGTTGCGCCTGATGTTGGCTGCCACCCACGCTTTCGCCGCGTCCACCGAGTCCACCGGCATCCCCCGGCTTTTCCAGATGGACACGCTCGCTGGATTTGAGTTCAGCGCGTTGGCTAATTGGGTTTGAGTCAGGGCCATTGGGCATTACGGGTGGCTTTTGCGAGTCTCATTATCAAAAGGGCTTATTGAGACGCTTTTGGGTTGATACTTGTTTATCTCGACCATTCGCAAAAAACTATGGCCTAATTCCTGCCTGTCGTGACCTCCA